TGTTCCACCCTTGTAGAAAAGTGTCAAAGACTTGAGAATAGACTAAATAATCTTTTGGATCGAACTAGAGTAACACAATTCGCACAAATCTGTGTAGAAATTATTAGTAATTATGTTCAAGAGAATGATATGGATCAAGTTAGCGAAGAAATCCTCAAAGCTCTCGGAGAAATCTAATGAAAAAGTGGTACAAAAGCAAGACGATGATTGTTAATTTGCTGACTCTTGCCGCTGGTCTTTTGGTTGTTGTCTCTAATGAGCAATGGATCATGGCTGACCATAGTGGCCCTGTTCTTGCAATCATCGGTTTTATCAATTGCGGGCTCAGACTTATCACTGCTGAAGGTGTAGAATGAAAAAGAACATCTACCCCATCACTATTTTTGTTCTCGCCATTATTATTTTTGTTTTTTTCTCTCTCCTTTCTTTTGAAGAAAAGGAAGTTCCTGGGAAAGTAATTGTTCCTGAGGAAGTAACTATCACCTTTGAAGAAGAAGAAGAAGAAGAAGAAAAAGTAATTCTTTCTTTGGTGGCACCGAATGTTTGTAAAATCGGTGAGCTAGTCACTTTGGATGCTTCTGCATCTTCCGCTGCATCATTTGAATGGAAAATAAAGCCTGAATCTCTTAATTTTGTTGTTATTGAGAATGGTAAAAGAGCCTTTTTCTCAAGCAGTGAAAATGGGGATTACATCTTTTTCGTTGCTGCCGCTAAGGAGAATGCTGTAAGTTGCATTATTCATTCCCTTAGAGTGGAAGGTCAACCAATATCCGATAAATTCACCACCTTAATAAGAAGTTGGCTTCCAAAAAACTCTAATCCCTTGTTGCTAGAGGCTTTGAGTCGTTCTTTTGAAGAGTCCGCTAAAGCCAAAGATATTGAAACCCTAATTAAGATGACCGCAGTAGCAAACCGTGCAGTCCTAGGTGTTAATTTAGATCAGTACAAATCGTTCCTTATATCTTTCTCTGAATATCTTCAGAAAAATTATCAAGGTAAGTCCCTGGAAGAGCATGTTGCTCTTTGGCTCAAAATTGCAGCAGCCCTGAAACCATGTTAAGACGTGACTTTCTAACAATCGCTATGCTCTCTCTCTTCCCGAAGAGAGAGTACGGATGGATACCTTGTTACGCTCAACCTGATTATAAAACGAAACACCTAAGATCCTTTGGACAAAATAAAGTCGCTTTACTATGGAAGCCTTGGGAAAAAGTAACCGGAAAAGAGTGGGAACCACACCGTCAAAAATATGCTGATTGTATAGCTCAAGCTACCGGTGCAGGGATGGATATTCTTTCCACTGTACAAATAGCACAAGGCAAAGCAGAAAAATGGATTACAAAATCATCTTGTGATGCAATTTATTCAGGTGGCAGGAATAATATTCCCCATGAATTTGCGAGAAATGGAATGCGTGGATGGTGGGCTACCAAATATCTTCAAACGTATGGCAATCTTCTAAGACAAAAGTACGACTCTATTGATCTTACCCCTTATTCAAGACAAACTTGTATAGAGTTAAACCGTAATCCTCTTCCACAATTTCTTTTGGATTACGCAAAACTTCACCCTCTTCTTGATTATTCTTCTTTGAATAGTTATTCAGAAATTAGAGATGCTGTGGCAAGTGGCCATCCTGTTCTATTTTGTTCAACAATGGGCGCAGAAAATAGTCAACGAGACAAAGACGGTTTCATCAAACCCAAGGGCAAATGGCCGCACGGTTGGTTGATTGCTGGTGTTGATGATGGTCGTAGACCCGGAGTATGTCTACTAAATTCACACGGTAAGTGGGCTTCCGGCCCAAAACGCCATAATCAACCAGATGGTAGTGTGTGGATTGACGCCAGATATATTGACTACCACGTAAAGAGAAATGAAGCGTACGCCCTTAGTAATTATAAAGGTTTCCCAATACCCGAGAGGAAGTACATCTTATGGTAAAAACAACATTACTTCTTCTGATTCTCTTTTTTACGGCGGAGTGGTGCATAGCTTGCAAGGAAGCAAAACCAAGTATTCTCCTTTTGATGTTAGAGGGTTATGATATTGAAATCGTTGATCATCCAGATAAACGATTCAAAAAGCACAATATCACAAAATTACCAACCTTATTAATAAATAAAAAGAAAGTAATAGGCACAAGAACCAAAGAACAGTATCGTGAGGCAATTGATGAAGAAATGGATTAAAGGAGCAATCAAAAGACCTGGTGCTTTAACTAGAAAAGCAAAAGCCAAAGGTATGACGATCGCACAATATTGTGCACAAAAGAATTTGTCGACACGTGCTCGAAGACAATGTAACCTATGGAAAACACTAAAGAAATTCTAATGATCTTAGAAGCCTTAGCAATATCAACAATTTCTGAAACAGTCTGTAGAAGTGTACTTTTCAGACCTATTCAGAAATGGCATGTCCTAAAATGTTCTTACTGTTTTGCTCATTATCTCGCTTTCTTCATAGCTCTTAATCAATCTTCCTTTTATAGTTTTATAATCACTTGGTTTTCTTTAGTTACTTTATCAGTTCCTGGTATGCTTCTCATAGAGTACCTTTTCAAGGAGTTAGAAAATGAAACGCTTCATGATCCCAAGAGTAGCCCACTGTAAGTCGGGATGCATAAATTACAACAAGTATTCACTGACACTTTAGTAAGCGGTCTTCGGCGTAAAGCCATTACTTCTTGCTCCAAATGGGCATCATCTTATAGGATGATGGGCCCACCGTTTCCCGGTCTGTGGACACCGAAATATCATCCATGGACATTGGATATGCATAATGCAACCGAACCGTTTTGTATTGGTCAGAAATCCGCACAAATGGGTTATACAGAAACAATGCTCAATATTGCTTTCTTCAAGATGGACATCAAAAGACAAAGTGTCTTGTATGTCTTACCATCTAAAACACCTGATGCCTCTGATTTCTCTGCAGCTCGTTTCGATGCTGCTCTTGATTTATCACAACATCTCAAGAATATTTACAGTGACGTAAAAAATGTTGGGCACAAACGTTCAGGTTCAGCAAATCTCTATATCAGAGGCAGTAATAGTCGCGGTGGTATGAAAGGTCTACCTGTGAGTCTTTTAATCTTTGATGAATTGGATGAAATGAATCAACCTAATGTCACGCTTGGTGAATCCAGAGTGGATGGACAAATTGATTGGCAAATTTGGAAAATTTCAACACCCACTGCACCAAATCATGGTATAAATAAAGAGTTTCTTTTATCCACGCAAGATCATTTTATCTTTAAATGTCCTAATTGTGGCAAACTAACAGAACTCATTTTCCCTGAATGTCTTGTTATTACTGCGGAGGATCGTCTTGATCCTAAAATCGAAAATTCTTACCTTATTTGTAAAGAATGTAAGAAAAAATTATCTCATAAAGCCAAACCGGAGTGGTTAAAAACTGGTTATTGGGAATCCACAAATCAATCAAGTAAAAGAGGATTCTATGTTAATCAACTCTATTCTTACACTATTGAACCACATCAATTAGCAACAAAATACCTCGCTTCACTGGTTGATAAAGTCGAGGAACAAGAGTTTTACAATAGTAGATTAGGTATGCCGCATGTACCAGAGGGTGCGCAAGTTACTGATCTTGAAATTCGAAAATGTATTAAACCCGGTGAGAAAGGTAATATAATTACAATGGGTGTCGATCAAGGTCGTTGGTTACACTACGAAATAACATCGTGGCAATGCAAACTTGGTAATGACATTAATATGAATGCCAAAGCTACAGTTCTTAAAGAAGGTAAAGTAATAGACTTTCATGAACTTGGTCAACTAATGAAACAATATCAAGTAATGTTTTGTGTTATTGATGCACAACCTGAAAGACGATTGGCTTATGAGTTTGCGTGTGACTTTTGGGGCCACGTGAAATTGTGTTTCTATAGCACTGGTGTTCGTGGTAAAATGATAAATATCAATCAAGATGACAATTCACACGAATTGAGTGTAGACAGAACATCTTGGTTGGATGTAGCATTGAATAGATTTCACAATCAAACAATTTCACTTCCACAAAATATCTCTCTAGAGTATCAAGATCATATTAAAAAATTAGTACGACGTTACGAAAAAGATCAAAGTGGTAATCCAGTAGGCCGCTATATTACTATTGGCGATGGTGCTGATCACGCTGCACACGCACGTTGTTACAGTGAAATTGCTTTACCATGTGCCGCCAGTCTAACAACAAATGAAAATATCCGGAGTTTCTTATGATTTCAGTGCATCCAGATTATACACCCAATGCATGGCGAAAATATCGTTATATTAAAAATGGTGGGAATGATTTTATTGATCAATATCTTGTTAAATTTAGCACACGTGAAGACGCTGATGATTTTATAGATCGCAAAAAAATCACACCTATACCGGGTTTTGCAAGTGCTGCTTTGATTGATATTCGTAATAGTATTTATCAAAGAATGGCGGATATAACACGAAAAGGTGGATCGTCAGTTTTTCAAGATGTTGTTAATGGCGCATATGGCGGCGTTGATTTGAAAGGCGCTACAATGAATCATTTTATTGGCCATGAAGTATTGTCAGAATTACTATTCATGGGCAAGGTTGGCGTATTTGTGGATATGCCGGCTTTTATTGGATCAACAAAACAAGAAGCAGAAAATACACACCCTTATATTTATATTTATACAGCCGAAGAAATAAAAAATTGGGTCTATACTGAAGATAACAATAATGTTGATTTTGAAACATTATTGTTAGAAGAAACTTACTATGAATATGATAAATATAACTTACCGGAAGAGATAAAGACGCGATATCGTCTTTTTCAAAAAAGAGACGATGGTGTTTCTTTACAATATCTTGATGAAAATGATAAAAAGATAGGACCAGAAATGTTACTAGAAATTGACAAAATACCCTTTGTTCTATTTGAATTGGATCGCTCACTATTAAAAGATGTTGCAAATCATCAAATTGCATTATTGAATTTGGAATCAAGTGACATTTCTTATGCTTTGAAAGCTAATTTTCCATTTTACGTCGAGCAATACAGCGGTAAATTTGATAGTTCACATCTTAAAGATAATCCTGAAAATAATGAGGATGATCAGATAGAAGTTGGTAATATTCAAGGTAGGCGTTATGCCAAAGGATTAGACAGTCCATCTTTTATACATCCAAGTTCAGAACCAATTATTGCATCAATAGAAAAACAAAAACAACTAAAAGAAGATATTCGTTCTCTTATTAATTTAGCTTTGAGTAGTATTAGGCCGAAATTTGCATCCGCTGAAGCAAAACAATTTGATGAAAGAGGCTTAGAAAGTGGTCTTAGCTTCTTAGGTTTGATATTAGAAAAAGGCGAACAACAAATTGCTAACCTTTTTCATCAGTATGAAAATGAACAAGAAACCGTCACTATTAATTATCCTGAGCGTTATGGCCTAAAAACAGATCTTCAAAGAATGGAAGAGGCGGAGCGCCTAGACAAATTAATATCTGTTGTTCCCTCGAAACGTTATCAAAAAGAAGTGAATAAAGAAATTGTGAGAATGCTTTTAGGATCAAGAGTATCTGTTAAAGATTTAGATACCATGATAAGAGAGATTGAAAATGCTAATTACATGACTGCTGACGCTGAAACAATTCATGCCGATGTAGAAAAAGGTATTGTCTCATTAGAGACTGCTTCACTTGCTCGTGGTTATAACCATGATGAACCAAAGAAAGCAGAAGAAGATCATGCGAAGCGATTAAAAAGAATTCAAGAGTCGCAAACACATGATACTCTTACTGATACAATCGTCAATAATACATCTGCTAAAGCAGAAAAACAAGCGTCTCAAGACCCCGATAAAAAGGAATAAAGATGTATCCTACTTCAATTTGGACTGGAGCTTCTGATAATCGTACTGCAAATCAGCGAAAGTCTCCTGATTGGCGTGATTGGAATCGTGTAATTTCAGAAGTGTCAGCCGCACAAACCCGAGTAAATGCCAATAATACTGGTCGTGATGACGATACTCTTGATGCTCCGGGTGCGGTTGCGACCAAAACTGGTTTGACAGTTGTAGAAAAAGGTAGTGGCGCTGTTCATAAAACCGTCTTTACTTTTGATGGAATGTCGATGGCATCCAAAGATGGTACAACGGCGGGGACTGATGGTGCTTGGGGAACACAACTTCTCTACACCTTTCCTGTAGGTCATATTCTTTTTCTTGGATCACACGCTCAATTTCCACTAGGTCTTATAGTTGCTACTACCGGTGGTGGCACTGGTTTTTCTGATACTGCTGATTTTGAACTCGGTGTAGGGACAGTGGCCTCGGCTCAGTGGACAGGATATGGTCTTAATAACGCAACCCAAGAAGATATTGTTACTGCTTTGGACGTAAATTTGACTTCAAAGACATCTGATGCAATTGAGTCAGCGGCTTGTGGAACAGCTGTAGCATTTGATGGTACAGCCGCCGCTAAGACATTGAATCTGAATTTCCGTACTCTCGATGATGCTGATCATGGTGCGGTTGCTGATATTCTTACGGTTAGTGGTGTTCTTACGGTTGTTTGGACTGCCTTGGGGGACGACTAATGACTCTAACAATTTGGGACGGAGACTCCCTGAATCGTGACAGTGATGATGCTCCTCAAAAGGGACCGAATGCAGATGATTATTATACACTATTTGATCAAGTAGCTACTCTACAAACTAGAGTAGATGACAATAATGCGGGTCGCGATAACGACACTCTTCACACTGTTGGTACTGCAGCGACAAAAACAGGAATGGTAGTTACTGAAAAAGGTGACGGTGCTCTTCATAAGACCGTCTTTACTTTTACTGAAATGGAGATGGTGTCAACAGACGGTACCGTACCTGCCACTGATGGTGCGTGGGGAACTCAACCTCTTTACACTTTTCCCGATGGCCATATTCTTGTTCATGGTGTACATATTCAATTTCCATTAGGTAAATTAGAGGCAGTTACTGGTGGTGGCACCGGTTTCTCGACTACCGCTGATTTTGAAATCGGTGTTGGTACTGCCGCTGCGGCTCAAGCTACTTCTTTTGATTTAAATGGTGGTGATGAAGAAGATGTGATTGGTGCTATCGTTTGTGCTTTGACTGCCAAAACATCCGCTGCAATTGAAAAAGGAATTAACAGTACGGCTGCCGTTGTTGATGGTCATGGGAGTGGTAAGACATATCACTTGAATTTCCGCACCGTTGATGATGCTGATCACGGTACGACTGCTGATGTTTTGAAAGTATCTGGTGTGTTCACCATTGTTTGGAGTAACATCGGGGACAACGGTTAAAGGAAGAAAATAACCGGGTCCAATTGTGGGCCCGGTTATGGAGAATATCATGAGTAATTTCTCAGACTACGTCTTTGAAGAACTTAATTTACGCACATCAATCAATACTATTGGTCTACCCGGAACGCTTTTAGTTAAAGTCGATAATTCTTCAGTGCGTAATTATATTCCTTTTGAACAAGGAACAGCAGGACAGGTTCTTGTATCAAATGGTCCTTCCAATGCACCAATTTGGCAAGACAATATTCCTTTTGAAATTAATCAATTGGGTGTTGAAACGATAGTTGCTGCAGATTATATACCATTTTTTGACGTCTCAGAGAGCAATAATAGTAAAATTACTTTCACTGATTTTGAATCATTACTTGATCTCAATAATCTGATTAATGCGGGTGATTTTAATATCGATGGATTGGATGCAGATACTATAGCTGACGCTGACACTCTTCCGTTTTATGATGATACCGGCACTCACAATAATAAAATCACTTTTGCTAATTTTGAGAGTTCTCTTGATCACAATAATCTGATTAATGCTGGTGATTTTGATATCGTTAGTTTGAATGTAGATGTTATAGCTGACGCTGATCAAATTCCATTTTATGATAGTGACGGTGGTCATAATAATAAAATCACTTTCGATAGTTTTGAGAGTTCTCTTGATCATGATAATTTGATTGCTGGAACTATTGCTTCACATGATACTTCTGCAACCGGAGCGCAATTAGATACTCTTACGGATAATTCTGTTGCAGATGCTCTTCACAGACACTCTGAATTAGTGGCTTCAGATGGTGATCCTGATCCTGCTTTAATTGTAGATGCTTCAGGATACATTCAATTACCTTATGATAGTCAGCTTCTACAATTTGGAGCAGCACAAGATTATAGTGTCCAATGGGATGGTAGTAATGCTACACACACTATAACTGCGGGTGAATATGTTTTTGATGGTGGAACACTTAATGTTTCACTCACAGGTGGGGCTGGCGTAGATACTCCTCCTTTTGATGTTAATCTAGTAACGAATTGGGATTTTTCAATTGATCTAAGCGATTGGAATTTTACCCCACTTGAATGGGTGTGGAATACTGGTGAAGCAGAACATATTATTGGGAATGTTGATCCACTTTTTCAAGCTATTAATGTAGTTGATGGTAAAATATATGCAGTGGAATTTACAATATCCAATCGTACAGCCGGAACAGTCACAGTAACTTTTGGAACGTGTGATTGCTCATTAACTGCGGTTAGTAATGGTACATACTATACTTCTTTTGTGGCAAATTTAACTGGCCCTATTAATCTTACATTTACACCGCATACTGATTTTGATGGCAGGCTTGATGATATAAAATTACAACATGTTTCTGGTACGACAACACCAGTATTAATATTAAAAGATTCTACTGATTCTGCTATTCTCGAAGTACGTGGTGAAAACAGTGTGGATAATATCTATATTGGTGTAAATGCAGGACAATATAATATTACGGGCGATTATAATATTGCTCTCGGAATTAATGCACTTAGTACTAATACTGATGGTTATGATAATGTTGCTATTGGAATGAATACACTTAAAAATAATATTCAAGGTTACAATAATATTGCTCTTGGAAGACATGCACTTGAAGATAATACTTGTGGCTCTGGTAATATTGGTGTTGGCGGATATACATTGTATACTAATACTACGGGTAGACAAAATATTGCTATTGGAGATTGGTCATTATATGAAAATACTACAGGTCTATATAATGTTGCTATTGGAACTGATTCACTTAAAGAAAATATAGATGGTGATGATCATATTGCTATTGGGAAAAATGCACTTTTTAGTAATGAAGATGGTGATGCTAATACTGCAATTGGAAGAAGTACATTAAGTGATAATATTTCTGGTGATCATAATGTTGCTATTGGAAATTGGGCACTTAATTCATCTACTGGTGAGGATAATGTTGCTATTGGTTATAGTTCACTGCGTTTGACTACTGGTGATTTTAATGCTGCATTTGGGTATACTACGGGTTATGATGTAACAACAGGGGACTACAATACACTTATTGGTTATAACACAGGTAGAGGTATTACAACTGGTGATAATAATACTATCATTGGAGCACAAGTTACAGGATTAGCTGCTGATTTACAAAATCATATTATTCTTGCAGACGGTGAAGGTAATAAGAGAATAATTGTAGATGCTTCAGGATACATTCAATTACCTTATGATAGTCAGCTTCTACAATTTGGAGTAGCACAAGATTATAGTGTTCAATGGAATGGTAGTAATGCTGTACACACTATAACTGCAGGTGAATATGATTTTGATGGTGGAACACTTAGTGTTTCACTCACAGGTGGAACTGGTATAGATACTGCTGCCTTTGGTTCTAATCTAGTGGTAAATTGGGATTTTTTAATTGATTTAAGTGACTGGAGTTATACTCTACTTGAATGGGTGTGGAATACGGGTAAAGCACAACATATTGCTGGAAATGTTGATCCACTTTTTCAAGCTATTAATGTAGTTGATGGTGAGACATATCAATTAGAATTTACAATATCTAATCGTACAGCTGGAACAGTCACAGTAACTCTTGGAACGTGTGATTGTCCATTAACTAGAGGTAGTAATGCTACACTTTATACTACTTTTAAGGCAAATTTAACAGGCCCTCTTGATCTAAAATTTACGCCAGAAAATGATTTTGATGGCAGGCTTGAT